GTAGAGGACAGACAAGGAACACTCACCAGGGTACAGTTGCTTTATTGGCATCAGCCAAGTATATAATTCATAAGCTTCTATCATTCTTCTCGAGGATAAGAAATCGTCCTGACACTTTATCTCTGTTACCTAGTCAAACTAGAGCAAACTACGATATTTTCGTGCCAGGTAGGATTCGTCCTCTATTCAGCTGGTCTTTACAGAAGACCGCACTCTCCAAGATACTACAGTTCTCAAGGTAGTTAACCCCGTACACCTCACGGTTGTACGACTGTCGGTCATGGAGACGAAAGAATGAGAGAGAAGAGTTACTTCATATACACTTAACCGAAGTTAGCGATACTGTACCCTCTCTTTTGTGATTAGAGACGTACCCACGGAGCCCAATTTTCAAGGAGCTCGTACGTAGACACATCGTGTGGATTTGGATTTAAAGGATCATTGAGATTCTTATCTGAAAGTGGAGGAGGAATAAATAGGTTTTCCTTTTTGGCGATCTTTAATGGGCTGTCCCAAAGCTGTTTCAACTGTTTTAGATGAAGATATCTTGCTTTCGCAATCTTCCCATCTATCTCAGCCGATGCAGCCTTATGGTCCTTACCCTGCCGAATCAGGTCATCCTTCCTCACCAGAAGTGGAGCAAGATCAGTCTTGTTCAATCTGAACAGTGCTTCGATGCACAGTTTTCCTAACAGAGAGGTACCAGAGTAAGACTTTTGAGCGATGGGAAAGTCAATACTTGAGGAAACAGCAATTCGTTCCAAACTTTTGAATCGTTGTTTATACTCCTTCTCTGCATACTGCCAAGTCAACCACAAATTGGTGGGACGAGGTTTGGGTATAGGAAAACGGCCTGGATTTAACCGAAAAAGGTTTGCAGTGATAAGGTCCTCCTTGGAAGGGAGACCAAGATTTTTGTCATTTAACTTGAGGGAAGGTAAACCCAACCCTCCTAAGTGCAATGGCAAGAACCAAGGTACCCGACCAGTAGGTTTGGAAATAGTTTTCTTTCCATTCTTACCAATCGACTCTTTGTCTGCAAACTTCATCCAGAGGCTGTTCAGAAACGTCTTTAAAACACTAGGACGCACTTCACTAGGCGCACGGTCGATGAGCTCATGGGCTTGAGCACTCAATGATGCAAGATCTTTAAGATCAAAGTCTGAGGAGTTAGTAATAGCAGAGGACCTTCCCATACCAAAGGCTAAACCCAAATTAACATAGGGGATAGCTCTAAAGTATAAAAACCTTCTAGAATACAGATTTAAGTCGGAGAGATTCTTCTCTTCTACAACTATAACCTGTTGATTCAGGAAGGACGAAGGATTCGAACTCCGTACATAACCCTGTTCCGCTTCATACGCTATCATATTATCCAATTCTTCCTTCTTTAATTGAAAATATGAGGTCCACCCATCCGGGTGAAACTCAAAAGAAGTTGAATTGATATTAAGATACCGAGGGGAAAAGTAAACCTTTCCAACGGAAGGACTTAGACCGCAGAAACTTGCAACACGAGCCCAGATGACTTTCTCCAACGGATCACACTTTATCAGAGCATCGTCCCCGTTAATAAGAGCTTTGAGTTGGGAAAGGGAAACCTTTCGACCAAGTCGAAGCTCACGGGTGAGACGAATGACCATAGCATTAGCAATACATAGAATAGGGAAAGAAGTAACACTCCCCATCAATTGTCCGCTAACTTGGTCAGCTTTGACAAAGCGATCCTTATCAGAGCCATCAACAATCACATGTCCGGTTAATGATTTGACTAGGAGATAGGTTTCTTCAGGATACAAGCAGAGCTCACCCATCCGGGTAGCAATGCGCTCAGACACCCATGATAATAATTCATTGGTAGCATCAGAGTAATCAACTGAAAGAAACCCATCTCCCTCTTTAAGGGACCCGCCTATACTCTCTTGCAGGAGGTACTCAGATACAGGCTCTCCGATCAAACGGAAGAGTCTGTGATTCTTAAGTACACTCCACATAAACTTTTGCAAGGGCTTTAAAACAAAGTATAGAGCCGGTGGACCTTTGGAGATAACTCTTACCTTCAACGCTTCAGACAAGGCTACAAGTTCAGCCTCTGAAAGTTCCTCAGTAAGAGCATAGTCAAGAAGACGCAGATATAATTCTGCGCACCGGGCACGTAATTGTGAATCATCGACTTGAACACGCGTCGCCTTTCCACTTTCAAATAAGGACATATGGATTAATGGGGCATCGGTCTGAAGACCGGTCAAAAACCTATCGGCATGCTCCAGGATATACCCAACTGTTCCCAACTCCGTAATGGTGTTGTTATAGTTGGAAGACGTAGACGGAAAGATTGGCTCTAGTCGATCGGCATCGGTGAAAGATTTACCTTCAAAGAGTTCAGTTACAGTGCGATCCAAAGCATCCTCGATAATTTCTCGAGTGAGCTTATGGGGCAAGTAGTGAACCTTATCACGTATATCATCAAAATCACCAGATGACCGATCCCAGGAATCACTAACCACTTGGGAGTTGTTAAAAGACTCAGGCTTCACAGTTGTGAGCTTGGTAAAAGTCTTCTTAACACCCTTCTTCATGTAGTGTTTCCCAGGCCGGGGTAATCCTTTCTTTGCATACAAAATACTAATCAGGAACGATTGATAAAGCTTGGGATTCCCTCTTGAGAGGTATTGAGCAAAACGATAAGCTCTACCTCCAAGGAGAATATTTGGGGTGTTAAAATCACCACCTAAATATTCAGGAATTTCACGGTCAAGAGACCCCCATATCGATATCATCCCTGTTGTAAAGAAAAGATTCATCTTATCCTTAAACATCTTCATCCAATCTCCTTCGTAATAAGTAACAAGACTGTAGTAATATTCATAACAGCCTTTACGGGAGAATCCATCATCCTTAAATCCATACATGCGGTAAACAGTCACGCATGCATCCACACACTCTCTAATCACAGGCCAGAACTCAGCATACTTCACAGCTGAGATGGCCAACAGGTCACCAGATAGACTATCTGTAGTGACCGGTGGAGTAACCTCTACCAAGGGCTCGGTCCCGCAATGGTGCGGACCGATGGAACAACTATCTTCGTGTGTGTAAAAG